ACATAGCCCGCGACCGCGGCGCGGTTGTCGTTCGTGTCACCGGCCGGGACATCGAGCACGCCCTGAACGGTGTCCGAGAAGACGACGTTCGGGAAAGCCGCGCCGTAGATGGCCTGCGGGGTCACCGTGCCGGGCGTGTGAAGCGTCGTCCCGCCGAAGGTCGCGCCCGACATTCCATTGTAGTGCATGACGGAGCCGTTCATGTACGGCACCGTATTGAAGTTATAGCTGTATCCGCTATCGGCCGCGATGTTGATCAGGCCGCCGTTTTCATAGCCGATATACCCGACCCGCGAGCTATTGGGGCGGAAGAACGCCGTATAACCGGAATGTGTCGTGTCTCCGGCATAAAGACTGGACGATCCGGCTGAGGACGACGTGTAAGCGTTGATGGTCGTCCCGTTGAATGCGGTCGCGTTGACGGTTGGCGCCGTCACCGTCGCTTGCATAGTCAGAGAACCATCGGCATTGAACGCGTTGTACTTGTCTGAGCCGGGGGCGCCCGTGCGGATAACGAAGTTCTGTTGTCCGCTGTCAGAGTAAATCTGAACGTTCTTGCCGGTGAACCCGACGCTACTGAAGTTTACGCCTGCGCCGATCTGGGCCTTGTTGTTCAGAATGCCCGAGATGGCTGAGCCGCCAACGGTCATGCTGCTGATGTCGCCCGTCGAGCCGGTCCCCTGGATCTGCACCGCGTCGGGCGTCAGGGTGAGCTTGCCGTTCTGGCGCCGGCCGAACTTGACCGCCCCGAAGAGCAGATCGCCTGCGTTCGGGCCGGTCTCGAGGATGCGGCCCTGGGGCAGGATCTGGTCGGCACGCGCGGGCGCGACGACGCTGTGAGCGGCGAAGGTGACGGCCGCAATGAGACGAAGGATGCGCATCAGCATACAGTCCACAGGTTGGAGCCGTTGGAGTGGAAGGTGAATTTCGAGGGCGATGTCATCGTTACGGACGAAGACTTCACCCCGAAGCCGATGATTTGATCAGAGCCCGAAGCCGAGATGATCAGCGGCACGTCGAAGGACACCTGATCCGTCTCGGCCGCGATGTAGAGGGGCTGGCCCGGCTCATAATTCGCCGCGGGCGGCAGGGAGATCGTGCGGGACGCCGTCAGGCTGGTCACCGCGGTGTAGGAATCGGCGGCGGCGAGAGAGGCATTCGCATCGGCGATGGCCCGCCGGCCACAGCGCACCAGCGGGACGCCGCCCGGCGTCGTGCCATCGTGCATGCGCAGGCGCTCGCCATCCCAGATCGGTTCTGCCGGCGGCCCGACATAGGCGCGGATGGCAGCGCGGTCGGGGAGATCGCTGGCGGCCCCCTGCCGCGCGAATTGACGCTTCTGGCGGGCCATCAGCCGTTGCTCCAATCGTTCGAGGCGTCCGGATTGCTGTCGTAGGACCAGTCGAAGGCCGCGATCCCGAGCGCCGCGGCGGCAGCCCGCGCGTCGGCCGCGGCAGCCACGGCCGCGTCCCGAGCCAGTTGCGAGGCAGAGACGGAGCCGCCTACGGCCGCGCGATCGATCCCGGTCTGCACGCGATCACCGGCCGTGGCCGCTGCCGCAGCTTGCGCCTGGGGCAGGATCGGCACGACGATGTCCCGGGCCGCTACCGCCTCCTGCCGAGCCGCAGCGGCGGCGTCCGCCTGCTGCGTGGCGAGCGTGGCCTTGTTCGTGGCGGTATCCGCGGCCCCCGAGGCAATGCCGGCCTGCGTCGTCGCCGTGCCCGCGCCAGCGGTCGCCACGGCCGCCTGCTGCTGCGAGGTGGCGGCCGCGACCTGTGCCGCAGCCTTCGCCGCCTGGGCCGCCTCGGTGTTCTCGGCCGGCATCTGCAGCGGCTGGCCAGACGACCAGTCCGCGGCGCTGTTGGTGTTGGCCCGCTTCACGAACAGGGTGAAGGGGGCCGGCTCGACGCTGAGATAGACGAAGTCGATCGGCTGGTTGTTGTAGGCGTCGCGGCCGGCGCGCGTGCCCGAGGCATCCCATTTGACCGGGCCCGCCTCGAACCGATTCAGCAGGGTCGCCAGCTGCCGGTTCGCCGAGACGGTGGATTGCCAGTAGGGGCCGGTGTTGGCGATCTCCCAGCCGACGGCGCCGGAGCGCGTCGGACCCGGCCAGGGCTGCCGGAGGGTCAATTGCGTGGGCGACTGGCGGGAGGCAATTGCCACCGCCAGGCCGTCGAGCATGAACAGGTCGAACTCGGCCGCCAGGAAGGCGGTCAGGGTCCCGGTCACGACGGGAGACCCCGTCGCCACGGCGACGGAGTTGGCAGGATCAGCCATAGGGGGTGCTCAGTCCTCGGAGACGGGCGTCTCGGTGGGCTTCGGGAATCGGGCCTTCACCGCCTCGCAGGCTTCGATGTAGGCCAGGGTGTCGGGCGGCAGCGGCTCGCCGCGGTGGTAGGCGGCCAGCCCCTTCATCAGCGCGTCGATCCCCTCGCCGATGAAGGGATAGGCCGCCGCCCGATGCGCGCGGTAGCCGGTGGCGTGGCGCAGGATCTTGCGCGGCTCGTTCACGACGCCACCACCGTGAAGGCGCCGGCCAGGTGCGGGGCCGAGAGCACGCGCACCGAATAGGTGCCGGGATGGTCGAAGGTCAGATCGATCTCGGCGGCCTCGGTCTCCGGGTAGACGGCGGGAGCGCCCTCCGGGGTCGAGATCTCGATGCGGCAGGGCAGCGGCAGGTCCTGCAGCGTCAGCCCCTCGAGGCGGGCCGGGCACGGCGTCTTCTCGCGCAAAGACCGGGTCGCCACGTCCACGTACCGCGCCGCCCCGACCTCGCCCGCCACCAGAGGCACCTGCGCGATCAGCACGCGCTCGCCCGCGGCGATCCGGTCGGCGATGAAGCCGATGCCGCAGCGCCCGGCGGCGATGATCGTGCCGTCCGCCTCATAGTTCACGTATGGGGCTGGCGTGACATAGTCCTTCACGGGCGCCTCACTTCGAGAATTCGGTGACGAAGAGGCGCACGCCGCCCACGCCCTGGCCGTTGGTGTGCTGCGCCCGATAGGTGTGGTTGCCCGCCCCCCGGCACCTCCTCCGTCGCGATCGCCATGGAGGAGAGGTAGAACTGCAGGTCGTTGTTCGAGCCGCCACGGAAGAAGGCGAAGCTCGCCGGCACGCGCAGGATCTCGTTGCCGTCGCGGTAGAGCAGGAAGTCGCCCGGCCCGAGGGTGCTGCCGACATTGGAGTTGCCCCGGAAGAAGGCCTCGACCTTCACCCGGGCAGTGCCGCTGCGGACCGCGATCGGAGCGTCCACGAAGGTGCCGTCCGAGGCCGCCGGCACCGTCTGCGTGGCGGCGAGGTCGAACAGTTGGCCGTTCACGATCAGCTGTTGGGCGGCGAGCTTGCGGGCGGTGATGGTGCCGTCCACGAACACGTCGGCGCTGATGTTGAGGCTGTAGGAGACCGCTCCGTCGAGGCGCTTCACCCCGGTGAAGACGAAGCCGCCCGTCGTCCCGTCGATGTTGCCCGTGACGCCGAACTGCACCTTCTGGCCGTCGATCGAGGCGCCATAGGTGGTCAGCGTCGCGGTGTGCCCGTTCACCGTGGTGCCGAGCGCCTGCAGCGAGGAGGCCTGTGCCGAGAGTTGGCCGTCCACGTTGTCGGCGCGCGCGGTCAGGGTCTGAGCCGCCTGCGCGTTGGCCTGGATCTGGCCGCCCTGCGTCGAGACCGTGGCCTGCAGCGAAGTCACCGCCTGCGAGATGGTCGAGACGTTGCCCTCGGTCACCGTGACCCGTGTGGTCAGGCCCTGGATCGCGGTGGCCTGGCCGGAGATGTTGAACTCGGCGCTGTCGACGCGCGAGCTGAGCGCGGTGATCGATTGGGCCTGCGCGGTCACCCGGCCGTCGATGTTGGTGACCGAGACGGTGAGGCCCTGGATGGCGGTGGCGTTGCCGACGATGCTGCCCTCGGCCAGCGTCAGCCGGGCGGCGAGCGCGGTCTGGACGGAAGCCAGCGCCTCGTCCGCGCTGAAGCGGGCCACCTCCTCCCGGCCGATCGCCGCGAAGTTCGCGCTGGTGCCGACCTTGATCAGCTGGCGCTGTTCGAAGCTGTTGGTGGTCTCGGTCGCCTGGGCATCGGCGAAGCGGTTGAGGGCCTCCTGCAACTGGCGCATGCCGCCGCGGACGGTGTCCTTGGCCAGCTGCAGCGCGGCGTCGGTGCTGTCGGTGTCGAGCGCTAGGAGGCCGCGGCCGAGATCGTCAATCGCGCGGATCTGCGCCTGCGTCTCGGCCGAGAGCTTGGCCAGCGTCACCGAGAAGTCGTCGATCAGTTCGCCGCGGACGATCGGCGCCACGGTGGTGAACGTCGTCGTGATGTAGCTGCCGGGCAGGCCCGTCCGTCCGAACGCGCGCGCGCGCACCGTGACGGGATCGTTGGTCTGCCGCATCTGCGCCCGGCCGCTCGATGCCGGGCCGAAGGGCGACAGCACCTCCCAGGTGCCCCCGCCGTCATAGGACAGATCGGCCTCGTAGTTCCGGGCGCCCCGCGTGACCGAGACGCCCCACACCACCTCGATTCCGGTCTCGATCCGCTGGCAGCGCGCGTGCAGGACCGAGATCTCCGGCACCAAGGGTTCGGCGAGGCTGTCGGCGTTGATCGGCGCGGGCGCGATCACCTGCTCGTCGAGTAGCTGCCAGACGCGCGGATCGTCGGCTACCATCTCGATCTGAACGTGGTCGGCATCGCTCGGAATCGCCGAGCGGGCAACATAGGTCTCCTGCAACTCGACGAGGTCGCCGATCACCACCGTGGTCGGCCCCTGCGTGTCGCGTGACAGCACCTGGTTCAGCGAGAGCCCGGTCTGCGCGGCCAGGTCCGAGACGTCGGTGGCGTGAAGCTCGAGCCCGCGCGCGCCGACGCCGCGCATGCGCAGGATGCCCCACTCTTGACCGGCGCGGGTCCGGATCGACCCATAGCCCCATTCGGGCGCAATGTCGGCGCGGACGTCGAGTTGGAGCAGATTGCCGCTGACCGCGGCGACGCCGAAGCTCTGCTTCCCGCTCAGGAACCACAGATCCGACAGGATGTGGTCGCCGGGGAAGACGAGGCGCCCATCCCACTCCGTGGTGACCTTGCGCTCGGCCCCGCGGAACACTGCGACAGCAGCCAGCCAGGTCGCGTGCTTCAGGGCATGCAGGCCGTCGCGGATGCCGTTGACCCGGTAGCGCTTCGGCGTGCGCGTAGCGGGACCGTAGGAGAACCGGACCTCATCGGGCTGCTTCGGATCCCCGTTCCGGTCAAACTCCACGATCACGTCGCCGCCCTCGACCTTGGTCTTGAAGGTGGCGCCCGCGCTGTCGCGGACGATCTGGCGTCGGGTCAGCACATGGCGCGGCTCGGCCCGGCTCTCGTCCCGGACGAAGGAATGCACCGGCCCGACCTTCACCGGATCGCAGCGGAAGGGCAGCAGCACCTCCGAGGCCGCCTCCCAGAACGAGGACACCTCCGGCAGCACGCCGTCGAAGGTGTCGTTCTCGGTGAACAGGTCGGCGTAGTAGCGGGCCTTGTCGGCATCCGCGCCCGAGGGCAGCGCGAGGCCGTGCTGAGCGCGGACAAGGTCGCAGAAGGCCCATACCGCCTTGCGGCTCGGCTGCTCCTCCCAAGCCGAGCCGGTCCACACCGGCACGAGGCGGGTGGCATCCACCCAGATCTCCGAGAAGGCCGTCACGGTCAGGCCCTTCCCGGCCCGCACGCGCATCACGATCTCGGTGGTGGCGGGCCGGATCCGGGTATCGTCCTTGAAGGCCGTCATCCCGTCCCAGGTGGCGGTGTTCTTCTGATCGAAGCCGACCGCCTCCGGGTACATGTTCTGCGCGCGCACCCGGTAGCGCGCGTTCTTCGGCAGCCGGAAGTAGGCGCCTCGGCGCAGCGGCGTGGTGGTCAGCGCGGCCGAGCCCTCGCTCGAGCGCCACATCTCGAATTCCGGGCCGATCGGGTTGCCCGTGTTCGTGTCGATCTCCTGGCCCTGGAAGACCACGCCCGCGACCGTGGCGACTTGCCGGCCGGCCGAGGACACACGGTAGATTGCCGGATAGGTCCACGCCATCTGCGCGGCGTCGGCGGTGACGCCCTGCGGGGTCAGGCTGAACCACGGCGTCCATTCCGGATTGCCGGCTGGCCGCGGGAACTCCTGCCCGCCGACCGAAGGCGAGGTGATGGCGTCGCCGGGCGCGATGGTCGAGGGTTGCTCGTAGAGGAACTCGATCTGCGTCCCGAGCGGCCCGCCCGTGGCCGTGAACGGCTCCTGATAGCCGTCCTCCTCATCCCAGAACGCGGCCTCGCCGACCCGCACCGCGTGGATCTGGAAGCGACCGATCCCGAGCGTCATGCGCTTGACGAGGACCATGGAATCCCCGTCGTAGTGGAAATAATCCTTCTGGCTGAGCGGCGGCGTCGACCAGCAGCGGCCGTAGAGCAGCGGGCGCCGGGCGCCGGGCTTGGGCAGGTTGCCGCCGCCCGTGACGCTGTACAGCTCGCGCTCGGTCTTCTTCTTGGCCGCGGCCGAGGCCTGGGCGGCGAAGGAGAGCGCGATGCCGCCGACCACGAGGCCAGCCTGGACTGCGCCCGCCGAGACGGCGAACCCCGCCCCGGTCAGACCGGCGGCGATGCCGGGCGCAGCATAGGGCGCGATGGCGATGAGCGCGATGGCGGCGATGGCGAGCCCAATGGAGGCGACGCCCCGGCCGAGCGGCGTCACGGTGATCAGCACCACGTCTTCGGGCCCGACGAGCGTGCGGCTCCATTTCGCACGCAGGCGCACGGTCTGATCGTTGGGCCGCAGGAACTGCTCGCCGCGGCGGTGAACCGAGACGATGAAGCGGCTGCCGGGCGGCGGCCGGTGCCGGGCGACGATCGTGGAGAGCCTGCGGCGGCGCCGATCTGGCAGCCGCACGGGCTCGCCGCGGACCTGCCCGGCGATGTTCGCGGTGACGATAAGGGTCATGGCCGGAGCGGCGGTCAGGCCTTGTCCGCGTCCTGGGCCTCGGCCTCGAATGCCACCTCGACGTCCTTCAGGGTCATGGTGAAGTTCATGCAGCCGACGCCCGGGATCGGCGCGGCATTCACCACCGCGATCTCGGTCTCACCGATGCGCACACGACGGGTCTGGCCGTCCGCGCTCTGGATCATCGTCACCTTGGTCTTCTCGGTCATCGTCAGCCTCTCGCGGGTGTCAGGTACGTCAGCCGCCAGCGCTTGGCGGCGGCCAGTTCCAGCGGCGGGTCGAGCACCACCCCGTGGCGCTCGTCGGTGTGCAGGATCAGGCCGCCGTCCTCGGCGAGCCACACCCCGCAATGGGTCTCCGCGCCGGCCACTCGGCCCATCAGGACGAGGGCGCCATCGACGGGCAGGCCGACCGCGCGCCATTCGGTGCGAGCGGGGTGCTCGGCCATGGCGCGGGCGCGGGCGCGGATGTCGGCGACCAGGGCCGGATCCGCCGCCGGCAGCACCCGGCCGAACAGCTCGGCCTGGGCCAGCGCGGCGAGATGCCAGCAGTTCAGCCGCTCTCGGTCGTAGGCGCGGCCGCGCACGCTTCGGATGAAGGCCTGCCGGTCGGTCACGCCGTGAACAGGCCCGGGTACTCGTCGCGGTTGAAGAAGGCGTGCGGGCCGGTCGGCACGTTCTGCTGCCGTCCGTCCGGCCACGCGATGGTGCCTTCGGCGCGCTCGGCCGAGAGGTCCACGGCCGTCATCTCCAAGCCGCTGAAGCTGTCGTCGTCCGGTCCGGTGACCGCAGCGAGCGCGCCCGGCAGCACGCGGTAGAAGCGGAGCGTGACCCGGATCTCCTCGTTGTAGCCGATGGCGCCGCGCAGGAGGTCGTGGATCACGTGCGAGGCGCCGTCGATCCGCAGCTTGCCCTCGGTCGGCCCGTCTGCATCGGCGCCCGGCGTGATCACCTCGAAGGCACAGAGGAGGTGAGGCACCTTCGGGCCACCCTCTTCGAGCGGAAGGCCGACCGTGTCGCCGGGGTCGCCCAGGGCGCTGTCCACGTTGCGGACGAGCAGAATGGCGGCGTCGAGCGAGGCGTGATCGATTTCCAGCGTCTCGACGATCACACCTTCCTCATCGCCCGAGGCATAGCTCTCTCGCAGTGCGGCGCTCAGCGTCACGGGCTCACCAGTCCTGGACGATCAGGGTGAAGGAGACGAGGTACTTGAATCGGTTCAAGGACGACCAAGCGACCGGACCGGAGATGGAGCAGACGCGCGATCCAACGCTCATGTCGGGAAGCAACACGGGCGCAGTGAAGCGGCGAGCCCCACTGTTGAGATCGCCGAGGTGGAAGTTCTTGAATGTCACGAACTGCTCCGCGGTGAGCCGGAGAGCCATGTTCAATGGTGTCGAGACGTAGAGTTGGCGACGGCGCAGGCGCACCGGCCCATCATCAAACTCGGTCGCCTGCGGCGCAGGATGCAGCGCAGTCGAGCCAGCGGACTGCGCCAATCCTTTTAGGTCCGGCAAACTAGCCGGCCAAGACGGGATGGCCATCATCCGATCCTCGATCCGGCGCCGGCCGCGACGCCGCGAAACGGACCCTGGCCGCTATAGGCTCGCTTGCCGAGTTGGCTCTCTACGCCGCGAATGATCACGTCGAGACCGCCATCGGAGCGCCGCCGGGCGACCGGCTCGATGTCGGGCGAGCCGGACGGACGCTGGTCAATGAGGTTGAACGATGCATCCGCATTGCCGGTCGTCCCCTGCATGGCCGTGCGGGGCATGGTGTAGCCTCCGATAGGGCCACCCCCGGCGAAACTTCGAACTGAACGAGTGTTGAGACCGTCGAAGAATGACGGGCCGTAGTGCTGCACGGCTGCGGCGTTGATGATGTATTCGCCACGGGAAACGCGTGCGAGGTTCATGTCTTCTTGCGGTCCACCTACGCCGCCGAAGAGGCCGCCCGAGGCAAAGCCCGGGATCGGATTGAAGCTGAAGCCCGACGAGAAGAAGTTGGCGATGTTGTCGTTGCTGGCGCCGCTGCCACCGAGCAACCCACTCAGCATACCGTTCCCGCTACCCGTCGCACCCTTGAAGAGGCCGCTTACCAGCGAATCCAGCGCCGATGAGATGAGCTTGTCCGTGACGCGGCCAAGCGCATTGGTAATGGCATCTGCCGCCGATGCGCCGCGGCGCAGGTCCGAGGTGAACCCGGTCATCGCATCCGTCAGGGTGGACCGAGCGTCGGTGAGATAGGCGGTCTCGCGGGCGCGCTCGATGAACGCCTGCGATTCGGTAGAAGACGTGTCCCCGAACCGAGCCCGCGCGGTCGCATAGGCCTGCTGGTCATAGCGGTCGCGACCAAGCTGATCGCGGGCGAAATCATCATCCCGCAGGGCCTGCACTAGGCGGCCTGCGCGCTCAACCGAGACCAGTTTTTCAGCCAAGCCACCGAAAGCGATGGACGCGGCATCCGCTGCGCTCACCCCCCGGGCGATCAGAGAATTGTATTGATCCGTCGCCCGAGTCTGCGCCTCAAGCTGCGCACCGTTCCGGCCGTAGCTTTCAGTCAGGATCCGCACATTGTCGTTGGCGCGCTTCAGCGCCTGCTCAGCCGCATCTTGATCGCGCACCAGCCCGGTCGCAGAGGCGTCGCCGAACTGGCCGGCATTCCGCATCACCTCTGCGGCGTAGGACCGGTTCACTGCCGGATCCCGGGAACCGCGATAGGCCATCAAGGCCCGGGTCAGATCGCCTCCGTTCTGGTCGAGCTTCATCGACAGGACACCGGCGATGCCCTGCGCCATCGTCGTTGTGTCGGTGCGGTCATACCCTTGCGGCAGGTAACCCCGGCGGATCGCCTCCTCGGCCGTGCCTCGAGTGATCTGCCCGAGCCCGAATGCCGAGGACGGGCGTCCATCCTCGCCGAGCGACTTGGACAACCCGACGTTCAGGTTGCCGCTTGATTCGCCCTTCGCAATTCCGGCGATGATACCCGCAGGGATGCGGCCAAAATCCTTGGCCGCCTGCACGATCTGCTGCTGCACCTCGCTGGACATGCGCGAGAACGCGCCGCCGACTTGCTGCTCGGCAAGGGTGGTCTGCAATTCGAGGGTACGCAGGCGAGTCGTGCGCTCTAGTTCGAGGCTCTGCAGGCGCGCGAAGATATCGCTGTCGGAACCGCCTGTGCGGAGCGCTTCTCGGGCTGAAGTGGAGGCGCTCTCGTTGATCTGAGCCGCCGATTGCCCTTGGGACGTAAAGCCGACGGTGCGCTGCTGAAACTGCGCGTCGCGCACCCGGTCGGCGAACGAGGCGCCCCCAGCGGCTAGATCTTCGCGAAGCTGGCGGGCCTGCGTCAGCAGCCCCTCCATTGCCCGCCGCGACTTTCCGTCGGGATCGAGAACGCCATCCTTCAGATCCGTTCGGATCTTCTCCGCCGAGCGCTCGATCCGCTCAATGGCCTCGGTCGCAGGGCTTGTGCGCTTTACTAGGGCATCCACCTGCAGGCTGCGCTGAGCCAGGTCGAGCTATGCAGGATTTTAGGTGACGGCGGCGGTCAGGCGGCGCGGTGATCTGGGCTCGCGGTGACCTCGGTCCCGTCGCGGAAGATGACGCCGGCCACGACCTTCGGCAAC